ATGTGGGCGCGACCTTCGGCAACTTGCGGGCGAGGCAGGCCGTACTCATCGCTTTCGTTGAACTCAAAAGCCGTTGCCGAGCTGCCATCCGCGCTTACTTCCGTAGTCGGGGTGATGACGGAAGCGACGAACGGATCAACAAATCCGTTTAGCGCGCCCATTCGGCTGTCTATCTCACGAAGGATACGAGGGAAGTCAACTCCGGCGCGTGTTCTGAGTCCTTCGATGTATCGCGGGTCTATGTTCGCCGGAAGGTCAATATATTTTGTGTCAAGTGTTCCAAAAGGCATTTGATTGTCCTCCCTAGACGAAGTTGTATCGAATACGGGTTGCGGTTACAGCTTTAATGCGAATTACCGCCCCTTCGGGTGCGGTGGTATCCAAGCCGCCCGCCGTTGAGCCGCTTGGATACAATGGGGTCTTAGGAGTCATGCCTGAGAACCCGTCCATCTCTCCCTGTATGCCTACTGAGTATCCGCGTTTGCCCGCAAACTCATCCTGTAGGGCGATGGCATCAGGCTCAATCTCACTCGTGCCCGCTTTTTCCATGACGGCCTGCCCTTCACTCATCGCGCCCGTAAAAACCAGAAGGTCGCCCGCCACTACGTCCTCAGCGAGTTCCACCCTATCCACGACCTCGTAGCCTACCGGCGTACAGGGTCGCGCTTTAACTCTTGTCACCGCTGCCATGTCAAATCTCCTTTATGTGGGCCACGCCACGTCACCGGGTTCCTGAAACCGATAAGGCTCTTGCTTGCCTGCGCTTGCTGCCGCCGCAGACGTTGCAGGCCTTGTGCCAGCACCCGCCTCCGTCGAGGGCGGTTGAGCAGCAGGTCTAGCCTTAAAGGCAGGCTCAGAAGCTTTAAGCTCAGGCGTTGCATTGATGTGATCAGCGAGAGACTTGTCACCGACGTAAGGCTTCTCTACATCTTGGCCGTCCACCTTTTCGGTCTTGTACTTAATATCCAGTTTCAAAGCCTTCGCCATCGCCTTGAACGTCGCGGCGTTCTCGTACCCCATATCCTTTGCCGCGCGTTCAAAGATTTCATCCTGCCTTCGGCCTTCAGACTCTTCCTTGAGGGTCTTGTGCTCGCCCACGATGGTCTTTAAGTCCTTTGGGCTTAAACTGAGCGGCTTAACCTCTTCAATGAAGCGCGCATCCTCTTCGGATACGGCCTTGTGTCCCTCTGGGAGCACATTCGACTCAAGAGCCTGCTTCTCGTTTGTCAGTCGCGTGATTGTGCGCTGGTCTGTCGTCTGCTTGGTGACAAGTTCCCTATTCTTGGCTAGCACCGGATGATGGTCATCCAGTTCCAGCACGTACTTTCCTTTTCTCAAGGCGTAGTGCGGGCGGTCTGCTTCGGGAATGTCATCAAGCTTGTCATACGTGGATTTCAACATGGCCTTTGACCTCTGCTGTTCCGCCTTTGGCGGGTTGGTTGGAAATAGAAAAAAGCCCCGCACATCCTGATTTCTCAAGACATGCGGGGCTGCATCAGTGCCTCGCTAATTTGTACGGGCCTTAGCCCGCAACTGCCTAGTTATCAAATCCGTGTTAAGTATAACATGGAACGGTTTCAGGATTGCAAATTATTTTTTGTAGATTGAAACCTCATGTGCCCCGTTGTCGTACTTGAACAGCACATTGTCCTCATCTTCCTCACCCGCAAAGGCAATGCTAAATTTGCACATCACCCCATTCGACCGCAGAGAATCTGCTAGTTGCTCTAACTCTTCAGCAACAAGCGCACCTGGATATGACCGACTGTGGAGTCCACAGAAGTAATCGCCATGTCGCTCAATTCCTGAAAAGTGTACACTGAGAGCGGCTTGAATCTGTGGAATAAACTCTCGCCCACTAGTGTAGAGTAGAGAGGTGACGAATGGGTTTCTGTATGACATAGCAACTCATTATACACCAACTCCCGCCGCAACCCTCTCTTTATCTGCACGCTGAGCAGATGGCCTCCACGTGGTAAGCCGCTCACACGCTCCGCATCTTAATTTAGTGGCGTGAATCAATCGAACTAGCCCGATAATAAGCGTGAGGCCATCCGTGACGCCTAAAACGCCCTTACAATGCTCACACCGATAAATTGACTGCTCACTCATGCGTAAATCTTCTGACACTCCCGGCATAGCCCAATACAATAATCCTGCGGATTAAGGCGTGCGCCGCATTCGTCACAGTAGCGTCTACTGTCTTCGGGCTTGCTCATAAAACATTCTTATCGGGAGAATCTTCTATTGTGGCAGAGGTCTTGACCGGAACGGATTCAATCTCTATTGAGAAGATGGCCTTGCCGCCGTTCTTGTCTGGGTCATAAGACCATTCGACCGAGCGCACGCCTTCTACCTCTCTTCCGTCTTGGTCTAAAATCAGCGGCGGATAACGCTTGCCATCGCTTTCAAGATGCAACTTGATGGTTTCTGGCATTTATGCAGCCCTCAACAACTAATCAGTTAAAGATTTCCACCCTCTCTTGTCTGGCTACCTTGCGGCGGGTTCTCCTTCAAATCATCAATGATTCGCTGAATGTCTTTAGGCGAATAGTTTAAGATTCTCAGCGTCTCGCGCTGACCTACAAACTTTGCCAACCTCTCCGCTACGCCCGCCAGAGTAAGAGGGTCGCGCCGCGCTACGGGCGCAAACTCTGCCGTAATCATCGCCTCTTCGTCAAAGCTGGTCTGCCCGAAAGCATTAGACATCTGCACGGCCTTATGCGCTACAGAGGCCCACGACGGCCCAACGGATGCGCCTACGGTCTCCACCTTGTCAATCAAAGGCATCTCTGCTCTCAAGAGGGCTTCACCGGAGGGCCAATCTCCCGCGATGAGGTGCAAGGGGACAGCGGCGGCGCGCGTCATAGCCTGAAGCTTGATTCCAAGTATCCGCTCTAATTCGGCAAGTGAACCCGGTTGGATAACATCAAAATCCGCTTGGGGGTTTTCGTCCGTAAAGAAAGCGCCGGGCTCAACGATCAGGGGGTTCTTTAGATTGCCGTTCTCGTCTCTTTCTTCCTTGATGCCCGTTCCCTTCATCATTGGAAACCCGGCAAACCTAGCAGCACCCGACAAGTCTCTGTGAATATCATTCACTTCGTCCTGAAGACCGAGCATCCCGCCATCCAATTCTGACATGCCATAGTGGGGGTCAGGTTCTTCCGTGCCATCGTCGCCATCGCCATCGTTAGGCACTTGAATATTAGCGAAGTGAACTACAGGAACGCCTAACGGCTGACCCCTCCTGTCCTTCCACTCAATAGGACCATCGCCCTGCGGGTCGGATGGGAGTTTATACATTCGCCATCCGTCATTGTTAGCTGTCGTGTTGTCTTGTATGTATCGCTCTATTTTATCAGGATAATAAACAGTCCTTCGCAGCCCTTCCCTGGTAGTCCACTCTTTGACTGCGTAATTTACCCGGTCGTCATCGTCATAGGAAACAAACATTCCGGTTTTACCATTCCACCATCTTTCACGAGTTATGACTACCCGGTCTTTGCTCCAATTAAGGGCGATGGCAGTATTGCCGTCTCGGAACATGGCCCAATGAACGGCGGCGGATTTTGCTGCCAAGCCGTTCTTCACCCACACGGACTCCAGATAAGTGCCGATACTACGCTCGCCCTGCCCGTCTGTTGACAGGTCGAACCTGACAAGTCTTAATCGGTTGCGCAACTCCTGAAGGATTCTTTTGCAGACGTTATCGCAGAAGAGATTGCCCAGAAGACCGCGCAGGATTCTTTGCTGTCCGGTGGTTAGCGTCGAAGGGTGGCGACCTCTGGCGTATTGGCGGAACGCCTTAACCTCTTCAGCCTTCGGCAGAGAGCACCTTCTTTCCTCTTCAATTTGTTCGTGGATTGACATAGTTATCCGTTTAGGTAATTGCGTTGCCTTGTAATGCTGATTTTTGGCGCGCTTTCCATGACCCCATATCGCGCCACGTCATACTCATCATCTCCGCCTTCACCGTTTTGGTCAGCGTTCACCTTCAAAACATCTTCAGCGTCACGCGGATCGTGAACCATGCGAGCCATAGCGGCAATAGTTCTAGGACATGTGCGGAAGATTCTAAAGCGAGGCTTGATGCCTAACTCTCTATTACCTAATAATTCAAGCAGCTCTCTTGCTCCGGCAATCCGGTCAAGCGTGGCGTGCGTCAGATGAAGGCCGATTGGTTCGTTGGTCTCCGGGTCTCTGGCTTCCGCATATTGAGCGGCAATCGTCTTTCCGCCGCTATCACCGCGCTTCTGGAAAACGTCATGCCCGGCCACTACGTTTTTAAGGCGGCGCGGGTCAATCCCTGCCCGTACAAGCTGTCGGCGTATCGCTAAGCAGTGTTGGGGCACTAGCCAGCCATTCTTGACGTGCTCCGCGATTAAATAAATATCCCGTTGGTTTTGCGTGAATGCGCCGAAAGCGGTGTTATGAGCAAAACCATGATCCAGCGCACCCCATATAGGCCAATCGTCTGGAATCTTGAACGGGTTGCAGACGTGTAATTCGTCATCCCACTCTTCAAAAAATAAACCTTCAGCTCCGACCCACTCACCATCACGACCGCGCCTTTTGAGAATACCCGTCAGGGCATCAAGGGCGCGCATCGTTCGCACGCCATCAGGGGTTAAAGAGCCGTCATCGTTATAGAGACGCGGATTGTCTTCGTGCCTGCTCCTGAGTAGTTTTAGCGCTCCGCTCGCCACACGTTTTAGAATCCAGTGATCTTCCGGGCCGGGGTTACAATCCCCGATTATCTGCGGGTTCGGAGCGTTCCCCGCGCGACCTGTACAGCGCGTGGTAAGCGTCTGCCAATCATCCTGAGCTAGTTGCTCTGCTTGGTTCGGATAAATAAAATCATACTCGGCTGAGAGAGCCTTTCCAGGATTATCTAATCCGGCTATCCAGAGGCGAGACCCGTTGCCGTAGTCAAACCACTGGGGCTTCTCGCCGCCGAAACAACTCACGCCTCCACGTTTTTCAATGATTTTCTTATAAGTCTGAATACAAGATGCGTCCATGTCATTACGCACCTTGCGGACCATCAACGCTTGAGAGCGCGGGTACTGCCTGAGTAGCGAGTCAATACGCCAAAGGGCCGCAAATGTCTTACCTGTTTCGTATGGACCGCTGATTATTATTTCGGGCTCTTCTGAGGCTTGGAGTTCCAGCGCTGCACCGCGAAAAGTTGGGAGTTCTACAGGATTTGAGCGTACAGACACACCCGCGCGAATTATCGCCGCGCCGTGTGCCCTCTCAATTCTTCTTTCCAGCGCAACCATTATTTCTGCTCTGCCAAAATAGCTTCTATCTTCTCCACTCTCTCAAGCATATCGGTCATCTGAATAGCTTCGATAGACTGTTCAAGGATGGCCTTTGCAGCCGCTACACGGGCCGTTCCCGGGGCTTCTTTATCCTCCGCTATCTCTCTCAGCACCGTAACCGCCACCGAGCAATCAGCCTGCAAGTGCGCCACCGCGTTCTCAACAATCTGTCTGCGGGCCGCTCTGTAGGCTGACACAAAAGCAGGCTCTCGAAGCCAGCGCCACATCGTTACTTCTGAAATCTTGGCGACAGCACAGGCTTTCTTGAGATTAGGCTGGCTGAGCAGGGCAGCCAGTGCCTTCTCCTGCTTGGAGTCTAATTGCTCAGCGGAATTTTCTGTAGAATCTTTCAAAATCTTTCAAAACCTTTCATCTCAAACTCCCCACCGCCCTTTTTCACTTCACCCATAAGCTACCCCAACAGACCCGCAATTTCTTCTCTCCCTACTTAATGTGCCAGCCCGAAGCGCGAACGCTCTAGGTCAACTCGCCATATTTACGCTTTAGTTCTTTGACTTCCGTTTCCAGGTAAAGAACCTTCATGGAAAGCTTAGCAATCTCGCCTTCCTTCTCCTTGAGTTGCAGTTGTAATTTAATATTCAGGCTCACCACTTCCTGTTGCTGGTTTCGCATCTGATGTACAGCATCTCTGTGCTGCTTTTCCTGATTATCGAACTGCCCCTGAAGCCTCTCTAAGCGATGCCTGAAATCTTCAAGCTCTGCTGTCTTTTGCTGATATGCTCTTTCCCACCCGTCAGATGTTTCTTTAAGAACCTTGACGTAGGCCGCTTTGTTGGCCCGGAGGATTAAGTACCCCCCACCTGCCAAAACCAGCGCAGAGGCGAGGAAGTTCCACACCGAAAATACGTCAAACCTCAAGCTGACACCCCCCTGCAGAAAGGCGGCAAACAGAGACACGGCAACGACTTTTAATAGGGGCATATTTTCCCTTTGTTCGGCATTTGTGATAAAAGTTCTGTTGCTGCATCAGCCAATCCCTGATGTAGTAGGTCGTTAGCTTTCGGGCTAACGGTCTGGTCACAGGCGGATTAGTTTAGCGGCTGTCCGTCTGTGGCCCATCCCCTCTTGGATTTACTCCAAAAGAATCAAAAATCTATCATCCGCGTCCGGCTCATTTGATTTCCACCTCTGAATTGTCAGCCTTTGGAGGCGCATCTGCCGCCTTGTTGAATCCATAGACTGAAAGCAACTGGCCTATGCCTACCGCCATTGCTGTGGCAGATAGCAGGTCCATCTTGCCGAGCAGGACCATTACAGCTAAAACGGCAATCAAGGCCAACTTGAGATAACTGACTAATGTTGTCGGTGAAATATTCAACGCCTTCTCCCATGACATCCGCCACAGCGGATAAAATCTACGACTAGACCATTGAACCAGTACCAGCCGCCTCTTCCTCCACACCTTAGACAGACGCTCATGGCCTGGCCTCCTTAATCGCCCTCTCCAAAGCTTTAACGTCCGACTCCTTAAACTCCACCCTGACCGGAGCGTTAAACTTCAACAGCTCAGCCCTTGCCCCGTCATTCCAGATATTTACCGCATGGTCGTAGTTAGAGATGGTCGGATTGGAAGTAAATTCTTTGAAGGCTGTACTGGCGAGGTCCAG